CTGAAGAAGATTTACAAGAACACAACAAGATTCACCCTTATCGGCGCGATGCAAGCAGATATGCCGCGCATGAATGAGCTGGCGAATAATCTTGTAATGCGACAGGGGATCGGCATGAGTGCCCCAGCATTTGCGCCAGGCGAGGTCAGGAGGTACGTCAACGGCGTGGAGGCATCACCGCAGTTGTTAGCGTTAGAGCGACAGCTAGACGATGCCAATCGCGAATCACTGGGTGGCGAGGAGCCTGAGTACGTCCAAAGCCTTCGCGATCAGATTGCAGATGCAACGGCAAACAACGACCTGCTCGCCAATGTGCGGCCAGACTCCAATCTAGGCTGGTGGAGGGCAGCTGAGAAAAAAGTCACCGACGCTAGTACATCCTTGGTGGGTGGCTTGAAAAAGATCGGGGATGCCATCACACCTTTTGAGAACATCGGCAAGGAGTCCTATTATTCGATGATGCTCGACAAGCTGTGGCCACGCGCAGCGGGAGAAACAAAGGACGAACGCGGTGTGTCTGTAGCTAGCCGCAACTCGCTACTAGAATCGACATCGGCTGAAGGCTACGCGGCGTTGCGGGCTAACTTGCGAAACGATCCCGCGCTTGCTGAGCAGAAAAAGCAAGTAAGCTTGCTAACACGGATCGAGCAGAACACAAAACAATTCACCATCGCAGCGAGCGGGTTATGAATTTAGTTGGCTGCGAACTACGAACCGTGACCGTTACTCTGGGGATGCCAGGCGAGAACACCATCACTCGCATCTACCATGTGCACACGGATACGCGGACACAAGCTTCTCTCGTCGCGCCCATGATGTTCTACGCAGCCGCAACACCGGTGCCGCGAATGCTGACGCATCTCGGGCTAGGGGCGTACGTCAATAACATCTCGATCACACCGGTCAATGAAGCGAATGCCACGTTTTTCATCGTCACCGTTACAGCAGGCAAGCTGCCAGATGGCCAAGATCCAGGGAACGCACTAACACCAGATGGAGAAGTTGACCCGCTTAAAAAGAAAGTCATCGTCTACGCTGAGCTAATGACGATCAGTGAATTAATCACTCGTGATCGCGACGGGAAGCCGTTCGTTAATTCTGCCGGTCAAGAGTTTGATGAGCCTATCGTTGAGGAACCCAAGCGGCGCGGTCGCCCCCCCAAGCAGCAAGAATCGGTGACTATCTAATGTCTACCTACGCCAACAGGGCAGATAATGATTGGGATGGCGCAATCTTTGCGCTTGCGGTAGTCGCAGCGGCACTTACTAGCATCGTCAATTGCATCATGACGGGCAAGTGGATTCTGCTGGTGATTGATCTTTTGGTTGCGCCTGTTGCTGTACTTCATGGCGTGATGGTTTGGTTTGGAGTGGGCTGATATGGCAAATGCGTCGTTGCAAGGTAATGTGTCACAAGAGATGGCGCGGCGACGTGTTACGGAAGAACTGCTTCCGCGTCAGGAGAGGCTGAACCAGCAGTATGGGCCTCCTGATATTCCAAGCCAAGTAATTCCATACCAGACGTTTGAGCAGCCTTCAGACAATGTAAAGGGATTCTTTGACACTGGGTATGGTGGTGCGCCTGATGCTTCGGATAGTGTAGGCGCTCCGGCCTCGCCAGCAACGTCAGATGGGACAGTAGGTTTCGCAACAGCATTGAGTAATGCCGTAAGTGATCTAGGGCCAGCGATGGCAGCACCGTTTGCATCAATAGCGGCTGTTGCTATGGCGCTATCAAATATGAATAATGTAGACAACAATGCTGTTGATGCTATTGGGCCTGCTCCAGGTGCGGCAGCTACGGCGGCCGCTGATTCTGCTGCTGCCGCCGCCGCTGCCGATGCCGATGGCCCTGCTCCGGGGTCTGCAACATCTGCCGCTGATGCTGCTTCCGCAGCGGCAAGTTCTGTTGCTGCCGATGGGCCTGCCCCTGGTAGTGGAGATGGCACCGGGGACGGTGGTGGTGGCGGTGGTGGTGGTGGTGGTGGAAAGATTGTCTGTACGGCGATGAATGAAGCCTATGGATTCGGTTCTTATAGACAAACAATCTGGCTTGATTATTCAGCCAAGCATCTCACTAAAGCGCATGAGCGCGGGTATCACCGCATCTTCCGCCCGTTGGTCAAGTTCGCATTCAACTCAGGAAATGGCGTAGTCAAGCGCAAGGTTCGCAAGTTCCTTGAATGGATCATGCGCCTGCGTACTGCCGACTTGAAGGCCGAAATGCGCGGCAAGAATCCTAATCCAGTGCGTCGAGTTATTCGCCGCGCATGTGAATACATTTGTTATAAGGTGGCCAAATTATGAGCATGCTGACGCTGATCCAGCGGTTTTGTCGCCGCACTAATCTGACGGTTCCGACTACTGTTTATGGTTCATCCGATCCGCAGATCAGGCAGGCTATGGCTTTGCTTGAAGAAGAAGGAAACGATTTATCCGGGCGTGGGGATTGGAACGAACTGATTTTTCAGGCAACGCATACAACGATTGCTAACGAAGATCAGGGCGATATTGACACTATCGCAACAAACGGATACCGCTACATCAAGAACAATACGTTTTGGGATCGCACCCTACAGGAGCCTGTCTATGGGCCTCTTAACGATCAGGACTGGCAAGCCATCAAGGCCATGACAGTAACCGGGCCACGCTATCAATGGCGTATTCGTGGCGGGCATCTGCTTGCAAACCCTGTCCCTGTCGCAGGACACACATGGGCTTTTGAGTATGTTAGCTGGAACTGGATGACGGATTCAACTGGCGTAACGTACCGCCAATACTTCGCTGCTGATGGCGACTTGCCATTGCTCCCTGAAGAAATCCTTACTTTAGGCTTGCGCTGGCGGTGGAAGAAGGAAAAAGGATTCGACTACGCAGAGGACTTCCGCACATACGAATCAGTAGTGAAGGATGCGTTAGGGCGCGATGGCGGAAAGCGCACGCTCAACATGGGTGGTGAAGGCGAAGGCAAGACGCCGATGGTATTCATTCCTGCGGGGTCGTGGATCACGTCATGAGGCAAGCATTAGCCAGCAAAGCGGCACCTAGAACGCGCATCAATCGTTCTATATCATATCCTGCCCCCGTCAAGGGCTGGAACGACCGTGATTCGCTTGCCGACATGCGGCCGGATCACGCTATCGTACTTAACAACTTATTTCCGAAAACAAGCTACTGCGAGATTCGTGGGGGCAATTCAAGCCATGCGACGGGAACGACAGGCAACATTAAAACGCTTGCCGTGCATAATGGCATGAATGGCACGAACAAGATGTTCGCCTATACCGCCAGCGGCATCTATGACGTAAGCAGCGCGGGCGCTGTAGGGGCTTCCGTCCTTGCCCGTACAGACGGCAAGCATCAATGGACGATGTTTGGGGATGGCACTAACCAATGGCTGATTGCCGTCAATGGCGTGGATAAGCCAGCCTACTTCGATGGCACGACATGGACTGCCGTTGATGGCGGAACATCTCCGGCGCTGACAGGACTGACAACCACAAGCATTGTTAGCCTGTTCGAGTTCAAGGGAAGGCTTATATTCCTTGAGAAGGATTCGCTAGCATTCTGGTATTTGGCATCTGGTGCGGCTGGTGGTGCGCTGACAGAATTTGATATGTCCGGTGTCGCCAAGAAGGGCGGATACCTGATGGCGGGCGCGACATGGACGTTTGACGGTGGTTCTGGCCCTGATGACAGGGCCGTGTTCGTGACAAGCGAAGGCGAAGTAATCATCTATTCAGGTACCAATCCCGGAAGCGCGTCAGCATGGGCGCTTACGGGAGTGTTTGACCTAGGCAAACCGCTAGGTCGTAGGTGCATGCAGAAGATTGCCGGTGATTTGGTAGTCATCACTCAAAACGGTGCTTTCCCGCTTTCGACCGCATTACAGTCGGCTATCGTGGATAACCGCGTTGCGCTGACGAACATCATAGAAAACTCATTCAATAATGCTGCTAGGAGTTACGGAAGCAATTGGGGATGGGAAGCTATTGTGTACCCATCACAATCTGCCATGATCTTCAACATTCCTATTTCAGAGGATGGAACACATCAGCAATATGTGATGAATACGATCACAAAAGCATGGTGCAGATTCACGGATTGGGACGCAGAAACGTTTGCAGTATTCAGCGGCCAGCTATATTTTTCAGATGGTACTGCGGTCTATAAAGCATGGAGCGGTACGGCTGATGCAGGAAACAACATTATCGCTTACGGTAAAACGGCATTTTCGTACTTCAAGGACATGGGTACAGAAAAGCGGTTCTCCATGTTCAGGCCGGTGCTTGCAACTAATGGAAGTCTGTCTTTCCTAACTGATATTGATGTCGACTTTGGAGATACAGAGATTGCAGGACAAGCGACATACACGGTTGTTACAGGCGGTCAATGGGATGTCAGCAATTGGGATGAAGCCTATTGGGCCGCTGGAATGGAAGTGCTAAAGGAATGGACTTCACCTGACGAGGATGTGGGTCGTTGCGCTGCCGGGAAGATCAAGATCACAACGAACAACCTGACGGTGCAATGGCTTTCATGCGACTGGATTTACGAAATAGGAGGGCCTTTGTGAGCCTTGTGTTCGCAATTGAACCGCTCAATACGGTGTGGGATGAGCTTGTGGCAAACGCATGGGCACATTGGCAGGAAACTGAAATGTACAAACGTGGGGAGCAATTCAACCCGCAGTATGCGCGTTACGCCAGCTATGGGCCGCAATACATCGTTTTCACGGCTAGAGACGATGGCGCATTGGTTGGCAATTGCGGTATGTACATTACACGTTCCATGCACACTCAGAAGCTAGTGGCAAACGAGGACACATGGTTCCTCAAGCCGGAGTACCGAAAAGGCAGGAACGCCATCAGGTTCTACCAGTTTGTTGAGGATGACATGAAGCGGCGGGGCGTGGAGAAGATCACCATGACCGCAGCGCCCTATAACGGGGCTTGCCGCATCATGGAATACCTCGGGTATGGGTTGGATAAGTATTGTTATAGCAAGGCTTTAGAGCGGCCTTTACAACCCGTTTAAATTGATTTAGGATTGCAAATGAGGGGCCGACAGTCCCGATAACGGCAATCGTTATGGAGACTGTAAAATGTGTTATGACGCCCCTGATGCACCAGATTACGGAGCCGCAGCCACCGCACAAGGTGCGGCCAACGTAGAGTCCGCTGTAGCTGGTTCTCACCTGAATAATCCGAACGTCATCAATCCTTACGGTAGTCAAACGTGGGTTGAAGGTGCTACTTCTACTGATCGCCCGACGATGGTTCAGGAGCTTAGTCCTGAACAACAGGGGTTATACAACCAGTCAGTACAAACAAAGGGCTTGTTAGGCGATCTTGGCATACAAAGGGCAACGGCCCTTGGCGATGTTATCGGGCAGAACCTTGATATGTCCAGTCTCCCCGCTGCTCCGGGAGACGCGTCTGCAACACGCGATCAAGTCATTAACTCAATGATGACTCGCGTCAACGAGGACACAAATCGCTCCATCGACCAGAAGAATTCCGATCTTATCGCGGCTGGCATTCGCCCCGGTACGCAAGCCTACGACAACGCTATGGCGCAGATCGAGCGCGGCAGAACGGATGCGCGTCAGCAGGCAATCATCGCTGGCGGGAGTGAGGCGCAACGAGATTACCAGATGGATTCCGACAGGCGCAGGACTGCACTGTCTGAAATGCTGGCTGGCCGTCAGACTCCGCTCAACGAAATCAACGCGCTCATGTCAGGATCGCAAGTTAGCAACCCGTTCGCTGTTCCAAATGCAGCGCAGAATACACAGGTTGCGCCAGCGCCTGTATTTGGTGCAGCACAAGCTCAAGGTGCTGCTGATTTAGGCGCATACAACGCGCAACAGGCTGGCATGGGGAATGCAATGAGTGGTTTATTCAGTCTTGGTAGCTCATATTTCTCAGATCGTAGATTGAAATCAAATATCAAACGTATCGGAACTCACCCTGTTGGAATCGGAATCTACGAATACGATATCTTTGGTAAGCGCGATATTGGCGTAATGGCTGACGAATTGCTTGCTGTTCAGCCTAACGCTGTATTTATTCATCCGAGCGGGTATTACATGGTTGATTACGGGATGATTTGACATGGATGATTATGGCTTAGAACTCTCCGGGCTTGATCCTGACACCGTAGCAGAGCTTCGCCGTCTGAAGCGGCAACAAGCTATGGCGGACACTCTGGCGCAACGCGGTATGCAGCCGCTGCAAGGGCAGATGGTTTCAGGGCATTACGTTCGTCCTTCTGTTTTTCAGGGGTTAGCTGGACTGGATAATTCATACATGGCAGGGCAGAAAGAGAAGGACATCGAGCAAGGATACAAATCGCTTGGAGAAAAACGGAAGGCTGTAGAGGAAGCCGCTTTGGAAAAGTACAGAAGCGGAACAATGGGAACACCTGAGATTCCTATTCCTGAAGATGGGATGGGGCCGGGTCGACCTGCCATTCCTGCCACGCCAGAATCGCGCCGCCAAGCAATGACTGAAGCCATTGCTATGGGCAATCCGCGCTTGTCCAAGATGGCTACGCTTGATATGCAGCAGGACTGGCGGAAAGAGGATAAAACTGCTGCGGCGCAACAGCGTATGGCTGAGTTGGCTATGAAGATGGAAGATGCCAAGTTGAGCCGCGAAGAACGTATTGCGGCGCAGAAAGAGTTGATGCAGATGCGGCTTGACAATAGCAAGGACATGGCAAGGTTTGCTGCTGGGATGCGACAAGAGCCAGCGCCAACTGTGACGGAAATTGTAAAAGACGGGAAGATGGTAAAAATTGATGCCCGCACAGGAAGGGTAATTGGTGATTCTCCTTCAATTGGCAAAGGTAAGGCCATGTCTGCAACCGCGCAGAAAGAGCTTATCCAGACTGATGAGGAAGTGCAGGGCGGGCAGCAAGCTATTCAAGCGCTTAATCAAGCCTTATCTGTCAATGATAGCGCAATGGGATTTGCTGGTGCTGGAATGGTTTCATCTGTTGGAACATTGCTACCAGAAGGAATCAGGCCGAAAACCATAGATGCAACTCAGAATTTGGATAACATTTTGCAATCAAGTGCGCTTCCTCAATTGAAGGCTATCTTCGGAGGTATGCCTACAGAAGGCGAACGCAAAGTATTACTTGATGTTCAAGGCTCGTCAAACAAGTCTCCTGCTGTAAGGAAAGAGATTTTAGGCAGGGCCATAAAAGCCGCTGAAAAAAGAATTGAGTTCTCGCAGAAGAAAGCGAAGTCTTTGCGTGAAGGAACGTACTTTTCTGAGCAAGTGCAAGATGCAGCACCAGCAAAAAGCGAACCTTCACTTGACGATATTTTGAACAAGTACAAGTAATGGCCGATCTAGCTCAACTCGAAAGCGCACTACGCAAGGCAGACGCAGCCGGTGACATGGAAAGCGCGACAATTCTTGCGCGTGAGATTCGCAAGATGCGGCCTGCTGTAGCGCAAGAACAGAAATCGCTAGTCGATCAAATCCCCGGTGGCGTAGATAAGTACGTTCCACCTAAACATGAACCTGATATTTCGGAAAAGATAGCTGCGCATCCTTTGACACGGTTTGCTACTGCTGCTGGTGGCCCCGCAATGGCATTAGGCGAAATGCTGCCCGGTCAAGCTGGTGAATACTTTCAAGACAAGGTTAGCCAGCTTAAGGCTATGGAAAAGGCTGGCGCTGAAGGACAGACGGGCCTTGAGCAGCACTTCGCTACTGGTGCCGACATTGCAGGTACTGTGCTTGGGCCTGCTTCGCTCAAGATAATGAAAGCGATGCCTTACAAGGTAGGCGCTGAAGGCATGGCCCGCTTCCCGCAGCTTGCAAAGAACATGCTTTCTGGTGCTACTGGTGCTGGTGCGTTAGGTGCGCTAACACCTACTGGCGATGTTGAAGATTATGGAGAAGCCAAGCGCAAGCAGGTAACGGATGCGGCAATGTTAGGCGCTGCATTCCCTGTTGGTATGGAGGCCGTTCGCGGGGTAGGCAATGTTGTTGCAAACTTGACGGGGCCGTTCCGTGAGGGTTGGCGCACTAGTGCAGCTAGGCAGTGGTTGAGAGACAAGCTTGGTGCTGGTAAAAACGAAACAATTGACGCCATTATGCAACGGCAATCTATTGCCAGAGGAAGTCCAGTATCTACTGCCGATGCAATTGCTGCTTACAATATGGGTAAAACGAATAAATCCGGGTCGCCATTAGTTGCTATTGAGGACGCACTTGACACGCTACCAGGGGGGCCGTCTGACATTGCAAAAAGCGTAAAAGCCGGACAGGAAGGAGCTAGAGCAGCGGAGATCGGAAGGATTGGCGTTGATTTCCCCGCGCAACAACGCACGGAAAGCATGATTGCAAGCGCAGTAGCTAAACGTAAAGCAGAAGCCAATAAGCTTTACGGTGAAGCATTTTCACAAGCTACAAAAGTTAATCCTGAGCTTGCTAGGATTGGAAGTAACCCTTACTTTAAAAATGCGTGGGGCGCAACGGATGATTTAGCGGTGGCTAACAAAACGAACAATCTCTCGCAACGGTTGCATTACGTCAAGGAGAAGCTTGATGCAATGCTTAACGCTAAAACTCCGACAGGAGAGCTTGCTATTGTCAATGAGGAAAGAAGGGCGGTCAGTAAGTTGAACGAAAATCTTGTCGATTGGATTGGTAAGAGCAATAAGAAATATGATGAGGCTAGAATCGCTTACAAGAAAGCGTCTGATCCAATCAACAGAATGAACATTGGAGAAGAATTGCAGACTTCCATTACTAGCGGAGTAGGAGCAGAGCGTCCGGCGTCACTTTCTCAAACAGTTAGACGCATGGAGGATGAACTTTCTACGAAGCTCCCTCAGCACGAACGAGCAGCGGTTGATCGCGTTATCAATGAGCTAAGTCGCAATGTTGAACGCAAGTCGCTCGGACAGAAAGTTGATGTTAATGACATCATGGATATAGC